CTAGATTAATGGTTGAGTACAATTCAGAATGGTGGTTTTGTGGCAAAGTCATTAAGCCCACCTTCAGATGGGTCTCCTCAGCCCTCAACATGACTGTGACTGATAGTTATTATGAACGGTTTGGGACTTTTTACAATCAGATGTCTCAATGCATAAGCTTTGGGCTGTCTTGTTTATCTGCAGCTGTAGTGCAGCTATGTCAAGCCATGGTCCATTATACTACAATGGGGTTCAAGAACCACTTGTTAAGCTCAGTAGTATCTAAGGAGCTTAGCAGTTCAAAGAATCCTGCGCTAGGGTACTTCCTGACTGATCATGACTCCAGCGCAGGGATGGCAGGGTTCAACATGCTAGTTTACAGACATGTTATTGCCGGTCACATAAAACCCACTAGTGTTGATATTCAGAATGACATGCCTTCAGCAACAATTACTTATGAAGGGGAGTCTGACAAAGGTGTTAAGCAGAAGATAACTGAGTATAGACTGAGAATGGGGGACTACAAGCTACATCAGGCACTGGTAGAGGAACTAGGCCTTGATATATTGGAAGATAGCCTAAGTTTTTTTGAAGACAATCCTAGGGAGCTCTATCAGAGAAGTCACACTTGGGACACTGAGAGACACAAAATAGTTTTGAAGCTATTCTCTCCTGGTGTGAAAGCTAGTCTTAGCTCTTATCAGCCAAATATACGGTCTGCATCAGCTAGTTCTTACATATTCAACAGACAATGCATGAGCATGAGAGGAGTCAAAGGCAAGTGGAGCTTACTGCAGTGCATAAGGCAAGACTTGAGTGACATGGACATGAATGATGAGGTTGACAATGCATTCAACATCAGCACATGTTTCCCACATAGGCTTGAGATGCAAGAAGTATTGGAGTTCATGGAGTCACTAGATAAGACCTGGCAGCCCATGGTTGCTAGCATGTCAAAGAAGCATAAGGTTGACATCATCCTATGGGGAGCACATAAAGGGCAAGGTCCTACTTTGATGGACTTGTGCAAGAGACAATGGTTCAACATGAATTCAGTCCATGTTGCTAGGAGCACTTTTAAAGAGATGTGGTCAAGAGCAAAGGTTAGTTACCCTTTCTTGAAAGATGGTCATTCAGAAACATCAAAAGCTCTGAACATGAAATCTGTACCCATCTACAACTTGCTGTTATCCACAGAAGAAAAAGTCAGACACATGAAGTTATATGACACAGATGCAAAGTACCCT